CCGTAGCTCCTATCAATAGTCCAGCCAATCTTGTTAGTTATAAAAGCCAGTGGTTCGACAAATGCTTTTTCGAATTGTGTATCGTAATCCAATAAGGATTTCATATCAAACTCTTTTGGTAGCTTTGTAAAAAATGATATTACATTAGACTGATAAAAGTTAGGTTGTCTTAACTGGATAAATTTAATTTTATCTCCTTCTTGTATCAAAGGATATTTGTTTTGTAATCTTTTCTCTTTCAATAAATGATTATATAATATTGAACCTTTTACATGAATAGGTGTTCCTTTTTTGAACATACTAGTACCACCAGCAAACTTCTTTACACCATTTACAGAACGAGGATATGCAATATCCTCTGGAGATAATTTTAAAAACTCGTTTCTAAAGTTTTGAATAAAATCATTAATATCTTTTTCTGTACCAGTCATCATTAACTTTAACGCCTCTTTAATCTTTGTACGACAAGACGCAGGGGTTGATGATTTAACAGCCTCGATACCCATTATTTTAAGTTTAGGTTCACTATATGTAACACCTTCACTATCCCAAACATTTAGAATATATCTTTTCTTCGCAGTCCATATTCCTTTATCAGCGATAACTTCTCTTTTCATTACCATCTTTTGTGAATATGCGTTTGTATAGTTTGCGAGTTCTTGATAACTTTTTTCAATAAAAGGTTCTATTTGTTGAGTTGCCGCTTTGTCTAAAAAGTCAATAATCTTTTTTGTATCTGTCTGGTCTGGAAATAATTTAGATACAAGTTTATCAAGGGTAATGTAAATACTATCAGTATCAACTGCGAGTATATAATCTTCATTTTTAGTTTTTAAAATATTATTTAAATATTCATTAACTTTATTTTCTATCCAACGAATCGCAAGTTGTCCAGATGTTGTAATCGCTTCTGCGTTTAGAATATCGTAATATCTAAACCACTCATTTCCAATCGCACCATACGCACTGTTCAAAGAAATCTTTTGTGCCATCTGTTTAGTATTGTATCTTGAGTTTAATGTTAAAAACTTTTCATCTTTAGTTTTCTCATATTGTCTTTGTGCGTCTAACGCTTTCTTCTTATAGATAACTCTGTCATTATAAATCTTCTCCATTAACTCTGGAAGAAAACCACTAGTTCTTTTATAGAGAGCCCCATTCGGAGTCATAGTTAAATTTAATCTTTTCAATACAGATAAATCTAACTCTTTAGTAACCATATTATCAACATTAGAACTCTTCTTAATCTGTTGTAGTTTTCTTAGGTCAGATAGTTCTTGAAGTTTTTCTTCTTTTGATAGTGTCTCAATTTGTTTTATTCTATTTTCTATGTCTGAATCTTTTATCAGAGTCTCTGGTGATACTGCATACTGCATAATCAAATGTGGATATAGACTGTTTAAGTCAAAAGATAAAACCCACTTATGTAATCCAATCTGTGGTTCTTTTACATATGCGCCTTCATATCTATATGATTTTTCATGTTTAGTTTTCTGTGGTATAACAATATTCTTTTGTCTTAGATAATTGTAAATTAAGTTATCCCAGTACTTCACAGTTCCTAACATATCAGTGTAATTTACTTTAAAATCATACGCCATTGTTGTAATCAGTTCGATTAGTTTTAGTTTGTTTTCTAACTTATCTACTAACTCAACATCAGATATATTATAATCAATAAATGATTGGTAATCTTTAGTATACCAATCTTTAAATGTTTCATGAGGATTCTCATCTTTTCTTTCACCAAGTTCAACAAATGCGATATGGTCTAATCGATAATTTTCTTGGTTAGTATAAGTAAACTTTCTATACAGTTCAAGATAATCTAAAATAGAAACACCCATGATATCATACATTTGATTTTTTCTACCCATGATAAGTTTTTCTTGACTTGTAACATTACCCCATGGCGAAAAACATTTTATCTTATCTTCACCAAATAATAATTTAATTCTATTCATCAAGTATGGTATATCAAAGAAATCAACATTCCATCCAGTAACAATATCTGGTGTTGTCTGTTGCCAGAATAACATAAACTCTTCAAGTAGTTCTTTCTCATCTTTACAATTAATGTAGTGAACATCTTCTCTATCAGTTTTAAATTCACCTAATCCCCAAACAACAATATGTTGATTCTTATGATTCTTAACAGTAATTGATAACATTGGTTCAATAGCCTGTTGAGGATTTGGAAATCCATTTTCACATTGAACCTCTATATCAATCGTGTACAATAATAGTTGTTTGATATCCCATTGTACTTCATTTGGATATGTATCAGAAAGATATGTATATGCGAATTGTGTATTACCATATACAAGATGTGGTTGTTCTTTATATTGTTCTACAAATTCCTTTGCGTCTTTAATTGATAGTTGTTTTATTGGTGATAGATATTTTCCATCTAAACTTTTGTAAGGAGTTTGTTTTGCGACTGGAACATAAAGAGTAGGTTCATATTTTACTCGTTTGGTTTTTGGTTCACCATTAACTATTTCACGAACAAGAATATGATTACCCCATTGTTGTACATGGGTATAGAAGCGTTTACTCATTTTAAATATAATACCCTAAGTATTTGGGTTTGTCAATTATTTTGTTTTACCAATATTATATTTTGTTTCAAGTATCCAATCGTTCTTATCTTTAAAGGAAATAACTTTGATTTGCGATAGTGGCGCTTTTGGTTCGTTTACGCCCATGATATCTATAAGTCCCCAATCCTTTAAAAGTTCAGAAATAGTATTTCTTCTTGATATATCATTTTCAGTTATATTAGTTTCTTTTCCATCTAATGCGAACAATTCCTTAAAATGTACAATATAATATTTACCTTGTTTATGTAATATATGACATGATTGGTAAAGTTTATTTTCTTTTCTGGAAGCCACACCAATTCTGGATAGTGTTTCACGAACCTTTAAGAAATCATCTGGTTCTTTTAAAGAAACTTCTAACATATTTTCAATAGTCCATTCACTCATTTTTTCATTCCACCCGTTTTCAAGTTCTCTTTGATTTTCTGTATCTGTTCTGGTCTAAGTATCTTGAGTGCCTCTTTCGCTTTATCATTACTATAACCATAATATTCTTTCACAGAATCTATATCTTTAATCTTATCAGATTTCACCATTTGTGAAAATCTTTTTCTTTTTCTTATACTATTTAGAAGAAAGTCATATTTGAGTTTATTATCAATATGATTTCTACAGTTCATTTCGTTGATTAAAAATATACAATCTTCAAACCCAGATAAGATTCTGTGTACTATAAACATGGGATACTTCTTTTCCCACATTTCATCTTCACTATCCATTAGTTTTTCTTTCGTATAATTAATTGAATTTAAATAATCTTTTAATTGATAACTCATCTAAATTTACAGTTCCCCATAATCTCTGTTAAACAAGCGAGAACATTTATTTCTGAATCAACACTAAACGCCTGTTTATATTGATAGTCTGCGAGTATCAATACAAGATGAGGAACACTCGTTGGTTCAAGTATCTCATTCGCATTATTATATATCTTTCTAAAAAGTTTTGTTGGGTCATTGTCAATATTATTGACTACCCATTTTCTAACTGATTTAAAATCTTTTTGTTTCATATAAATCATTAGGTCTTTAATATTTACATCTGCGACATTCACTAATATTCCAGAATCAATTTTTCCAGAAACAGAATATCTTTGTAATTCATTTAAAACTCTTCTCCAATCTGGAAAGAATTTATTAATAAGTTCTGCGACCGCTCTTTCATCAAAGTCTATCTTTTCTTCTTTTAATATTTTAGATGCTCTTTGAAAAAAACTTTTTGCGAGTTTTACTTTTTGACTTGTTGGTATTATAAAATCAATAACACTACATCTTGAATGTAATGGTTCAATAATTCTATTCTTAAAATTACAAGTTAAAATAAATCCACAGTTCTTATGAAACTCTTCTATCATTCCACGCAATGCGGGTTGAGTAGATTGAGGATTCAAATAATCAGCCTCATCAATGATAACATATTTCTTACCACCTTCTAACGAAACTGTTGACGCAAAGTTTTTAAGTTTAGTTCTTAGTACATCAATACCAGATTCTTCTGAACCATTTATCATGTACCAAGTCGCACCTATCTCTTCTACCATCGCCTTTGCGACTGTTGTTTTACCAACACCTGCGCCACCAGATAAAAGTAGATTAGGTATATTTTTTTGATTTACAAACTTCAAAAAAGTTTCTTGAAGTTCTTTTGTAAGAATACAGTCCTTTACTGTTGTGGGTCTGTACTTCTCCACAAATAAAAATGTGTCCATAATATATTCACCTTTCTCATAAAATAATAATTAACTTAAACAGAGTATGTTGATTCTGGTTCAAGCGCTATCCAATACTGAATGTCTTTGTTTTTATTTACAAAGTTACTAATGTTCTTTGAAGAAATCTTAACATCATAATCACCAGATAAAATTTTAAGATTCTCAACTTTGAAATAAAATTTATAGTTACCAGTTCCAGTAGGACTTACATCTACAGAAAAATTGTTACTGGCGTCATTCTTTTTATCTGTAACTGATAATGCACCTGTTCCATTTAATAACATATCTGGAACACCAAGTACCGCAGATGCTCTGGTTACTTCTTTAAAAGTTTCGTTTTTAAATTCAAACTCAACTTCAGACTGTGGCATTTTAATCTCTTTAGTTGGAGATGTAATTACCGATGGGTCTGAATAAAAATATTTTAAAGATTTACTTTTTGAGTTTTCTTCACTTAGTAAAACATAGTTATCTTGAAAATCAAACTCTGGTTTTTGAAATATAGAAATCGCTGATAGAAATTCATTTAAATCATATATCGCAACTTCTTGTGGAAAGTCTTCTTTCACAGTAGCCTTCGCCATAATGTTTTTCATACTCGACATTGTAGTAAGAACATTTCCTTGTTTTATGAGTAGGTTTTGATTGATAGTTGAAAAGTTTTTCAATACCTCAATCGTTTCTTCACTAATCTTCATCATTTTGTTCACTCCATGTATCATGATTGTAAACTAACATGATACCATAATGTAATATTTTTAACAGGTCTTTTCGATTCCTGCCTTCTTTCTTTCCATACCTTAATGCGTACTTAACTATATTACCAATACAAAACCCTTCACCATGTCCTGCGGCCATAATAGATTCAGTCGCCTGTGTATGTTGTCCTAAGTATCTCGAATTAGAATAATGACCTTCGTATGTGTCATCAATATATTCTTCTAATTCTTTTAAAAGTTCTTTTTCGTTATACTTATACATTGTCTAATATTATATACGAGAGTAGGGGGTTTGTCAACCCCCTTTTGTAAAAAACTTTTACCCCCTTATTTAATATCGATTGTTCTTGGTTTTTTTTCTTCTGGTACTATTCTCTCAATAGAAATTGAAAGCATACCATCTTTAAACTGTGCGCCATGTACGACCATATCATCTGCGAGTGTAAATACTCTTCTAAAGTTTCTTTTTGATATACCATGTACAATCATTTCCTCTTCACCTCTTGCGTTGACCATTTCTGAATCTGATTTGGAATCAAACTTTGATTCAACTTTTAGTCTACCATCTGCGTATTCTACCTTGACATTATCTTTACTAAATCCTGCGAGTGCGATTCGTACCTCATAGTTAAAGTCATCTAACTTTACTATATCGTATGGTGGGTAAGAACTATTTTGACAGTTTGGTTTTTTACAATCTAGTAACCTGTCAAACATACTGTCGAAACCGACAGAAAAAGGTGTTAACTTGAATAGGTCATCCAAGTCAGAGTGTGAATATTTTATTAATCTCATTTTATTATTCTCCTTTTAAGCGAGATTGAATTATGTCCCATTTCGGCGACATACTAATAAGATATACATTACTTTTTATTTGTCAAGTTTTTATTTGAAAAAAGTGTTACAATTTTAAATCTTTTGGGTTTTCTAATGAATAGACTCTTTAGAAAGGCCATTAGATTGAATTTAAGGGGGTGCTTAGGTGTTTTGTTGTACATGGTAGTATTATTTATCATTTTATTATGACAACCTCTCCTTCAGTCTCTATTACGACTCTAGCTCCACATGATAGTATAGGTTTCTCATTACCACCATATCTAATCTTTGAATGACCAAGAATTTCAACTTCATGACAATAAGTATTCTTTCTTCCTTCTTTAATTGTAATCACAGGTTCATTTGTTCCATGTTTTTTATTGGCCCTAATTTTATGTTGATTTACATGAATGTATTTTTTACCCATTTTACGACTCCACTATCTTACTAAAGTTTTGAATCTTTTCAAACTTAATTGTATGGTCAAACTTATCAACCAATACATCTCCTTTATGAGATATCACAAAAACATTTTCATCTTTGAATGTATTTAATATTTTTAAAAAGTCATCTGTTCCTGTACCATCTAATGAACTATCAAATATTTCATCTAATAAAAGTAAGTTTGTGTTGGTAGAGTTTTTCATTTTGGCAATCGCTCTCCAAGTGAACAATAATCCTAAATCAATTCTCATTTTTTCACCTTCACTAAAAGAATAATATTTAAACTCATCTCTATATCTTGATTTAATTATTTCATTAAAGTTTTCATCAATAGTAAAGTTGATAAAGAAATCCATCGATGATAGATAACCATTTATTAATTTATTCATTATTGGTAAATACTTTTTAATTATCTTTGTTTTGATACCACTATCTTGTAACATATTTCTTGCGATATCATGATAATGTTTATCTTCAATTAGTTTAGCTTTTCTTTGTTCAAAAAGAAGTAAACTATCTTTTAGTTCTTCTAACTTTTTTCTATTTTCTTGAGTAGAACCTAGTTGTTCATATTCTTTTATTTCTTTAGTTAGACCTTCATTTAATTCTTCTAATGTACTGATAGAAGTAGAAAGTGTTCCAATCTTTACATTGTTCTCATTTAATTTTATTGATATCTGTTCTATAATCTGTAATCTATTTTCTAAGTTTTGTATTTCTATATCTAAATCATTTAAACCATCTTGATATTC